CAGAGACGGGTGCCACTGGTGCCTGTGAGGAGGTAGGGGTTGACGACCACTGCGACGCCTGACATCCAGACGCAGGCGAAGCAGGAGCTTGCGCGGCGGCAGAAGCTCGTCGCTGCCGCGCGGGCTCACCCCTCGACCTTCCTCGATCACGTCCAGTGCGTCGATGCAAAGACCGGCGAGCGCTTCCAGTTCCAGCTCCTCGACCCCGCCGCCCCCTGGTACTGGCAGCGCGGCGTGATCGACGGCTGGATGGGCAACCCGCTCAACCTCGTGCTCAAGGCGAGGCAGATCGGGATCACCTGGCTCGGCGGTGGCTACGGGCTCTGGAAGGCGATCTGGAAGCCGGGCACCCGCGTGCTCGTCGTCTCGATCAACGAGGACGAGGCGATCAAGGTCGTCAACCGGATCTGGGACATGTTCCAGTCGCTGCCGCCCTTCCTGCGCAACGGCGCTTTAGTCCAGAAGCCGACCAAGAACGCCAGGCCCTCGTCGCTGATCGAGCTTGTCTTTCCCGACAATCGGGTATCGAGCATCGTCGGCCTCCCGGCCACACGGCGGGCGGGTCATGGCGAGACCGCGACTCTCGTGCTGCTCGATGAGTTCGCCCGCCATGACTTCGCCCGCGACTCCTGGAAGGCGCTCTTCCCGGTCGCCGACAACGGCGGCGAGATCATCATCATCTCGACCGCCAACGGGATCTCCAACCCCGAGACGGGCGGCGGCAACTTCTTCCACCACCTGTGGATCAACGCCGAGGACTACGGGATCGAGACGCAGTTCCTGCCCTGGTCGCTGCATCCCCAGCGCGACGAGGAGTGGTACACCACCAAGGCCCGTGCCCTGCCCCCGGCCGAGCGCGCCGAGAGCTTCCCGCGCGACCCCGAGGACGCCTTCATCAACACCGGGGAGTGCTGGTTCGATCTGGAGGCGCTCTCCTGGTACTCCGCTGAGAGACGCCTGGAGCCCGAGTACCGGGCCCGCTTCTTCCCCCAGCAGGACGGCGCCAAGGCCAAGCTCTCCCGGCAGGAGAAGGGCTGGATCCGCGTCTACGAGAAGCCCAAGCCGGACAGGGCCTACGTCATCGGTGCCGACGTAGCGACCGGCCGGGGGATGGACTACTCCTGCTGCTTCGTCATGGACTTGCAAGAGATGGCGATCGTCGCCGAGCTGCACGCCAAGATTGCCGCCGACGAGTTCGCCGAGCAGCTCCACTTCCTCGGGCGCTGGTACGGCAACGCGCGGCTCGCTGTCGAGATGGGCGGCGGCTACGGCGAGCCCGTGGTGATCGCCCTGCGGGACGGGCGCCAGGGCCGACCCCACTACCCGAAGCTCTACCGGCACTCGATGCAGGATCGCCCCGACGCGCGGCTGCTCGCCAACTACGGCTTCCCGATCAACACCAAGACCCGGCCGCAGATCATCAACCAGCTTGAGCGGGCGATCCGGGAGAAGACGCTCCCAGGGATCCCGAGCGAGACGATGATGGAGCTGCGCACCTTCGTCCGCCAGGACACGCTTCCGAGCCCTCGTGCGCAGGAGGGCTCCAACGACGACCGCGTGATGGCGCTCGCGTTGACGCTGGAGCTGTACCGCCTCTACGGCCACCACGAGCACCGCGTCAAGCGCACCGCGCCGAAGCGCAAGCCGCACCGCTACCGCTGGCAACGACGCGCCGCCTAAACGGCGAACGGCCCCTAGCAAGGCCGTCCGCCAACGAGCTGCCCCACTCGGCCCTAATCGAAAGGGCAGCTCGGGCGCCGGACCTTACTCCCCGCACCTGTCGGAACGAATGAGGAGGGCTTCGCATGTCGATGATGGATCTCCAGTCCGCACTCGGAGGGCAGGGCGGGCCACCGCCAGGGCCCGCGCCCGGTCTCGCGGGGGCGCTCGGTGGGGCACCGCTGCCTGGCGGGCCCGAGGGCGAGCCCGTGCCCGGCGAAGAGCCACCGGCCGACGAGGGCTCCTCGCTCGACCATCTGCTCGCGGCCGAGGACTCGCTCCAGCAGTTCATCTCCGTCGATCCTGACGACGCCGACCGGGCCAAGGCCTCGCAGGCGCTCAAGATCATCCTCGACCTCAAGGCTGCGAACACCCAGGACGCCCGTGAGGGCGGCATGAAGAGCCTGTCGAGGGCGCTCGGTGGTGGCGGTGGCGGGCTCGGTGGCTGAGACCGACGCCTACACGCGCGAGGAACTGCCGGACGCGCTCCAGCTCGTCAACCGCGCCGTCGAGCGCGCGGAGCAGTCCTACCACGACGAGTTCGTCCGCAAGGTCGAGCGCCGCTACCGCGCCTACCGTGGCTTCGCCGAGCCCGTCCTCAACTCGCGCAACACGGGCGGCAAGGACGTGGAGGACGACTGGCACTCCGACATCACGGTGCCCTACATCCTCCACACGATCGAGGGGATGATCGCCACGATGCTGGAGCCCCGGCCGCGCTTCGACGTGGAGCCGAGGCCTCGGCCGGGCGAGACGGTGGACGAGATCGTCGCCCGCCTGGAGCGCTCGCAGACGATCGAGGAGACGCTTGGTTACGCGCTGGAGCGCGACAAGTTCGCCCAGAAGCAGCGCGACTTCATGCAGCAGGATCTGATCGCCGGGATCTCGGTCTTCAAGACCTACTGGGATTCGGAGACCCGCGACGTGATCGAGGCGACCAACGAGACGGTCGAGATCACGGACGGCTACGGCGGGGTCGTGGACTCCTTCGACACGCTCAAGGACAAGACCTCCAAGGTGCAGATCCGCGACGACGCCTGCTGCGAGGTCAGGGACGTGCGCGACTTCTTCTGGCCCGAGCAGGCCCCTTCGGTGGACAAGGCCGAGTGGCTGATCGACCGCACCTACGAGACCTTCGACGCCTTGAAGCGACTGGAGGCCGAGGGCGTCTACTCCAAGGTGGACAAGCTCAAGGAGTCGAGGGACACGACCGAGTTCCGCGACGTGTCCGAGCGCGAGCAAGATTTGCGCAATGTGCGGCGGAATAAGGACCTGATCGAGGTACTGGAGTATTGGACACCCGAGAGGGTCATCACAGTCGCAAATAGGAAAGTCGTGTTGCGCGACACGCCCAACCCGTTCTGGAACGGGCGGATGCCCTTCATCGTCTGCGCGGCCATGCCGGACGCCTTCCAGATCCCCGGCATCTCGGTGGTCGAGGCACTTGCACAACTCCAGGAAATGCTCTGGACGTTGCAGAACACCCGGCTTGACTCACTCCAGATGTTGGCGAACGTCATCACTCTGATCCGCTCCGATGTCGATGACCCGGACGCCTTCCCCTGGGAGCCGATGGCGCAGTGGTTCGTTGAGGATCCCGGCCAGGTCTCGACGCTGCCGGTCGATCCCACCGCCGCCAACATCACCCTCCAGGCCGAGTCGCTCATCAAGGGCGACCTCCAGAACATCCTTGGCGGGCTCCCCTACGCCGGGGGTGCGGACTCGCAGAGCATCGACCAGGAGACGGCGACCGGCGTCTCGATCATCACGTCGATCGCGCAGCGGATCATCCAGGCCCGCAAGCAGCACTTCCTCTGGGCCTACGCCGACCTGGGCAAGCACTTCTTGCTCCTCTATCAGCAGTTCCTCCGGGAGGAGCGCGTCGTCAAGATCGCGGGCCCGGTCGGGGCCCGGCGCTTCCGCTCGATCTCGGCGATGGACTTGCAGGGCGACTTCGACGTGATGATCGACGTGACCGGCGACTCGCTGATGCGACAGGAGCGCCGCGCCGAGGCCCAGGCCCTGGTGCAGGTCGCAGCCGGGGTGGCGCCGATCTCCGCGCAGCTCAACGCGCCGCTCAACATGCGGGCCTTCATCGAGCTGGCGCTCGACGCCTACGACATCCAGGACAAGGAGCGTTACTTCCTGCCCACGCCGCCGCCAAGTCTCGCCCCACCGCCACCCGGAGGTACGGGGCCTGCTGCCCCTGGAGCCCCTCCGGGTGGCAACGGGGCGGGAGTGACCAACCCCGAGCTGGCCGCAGGGCCTAGCTCGCCGAGCGCCGAGGGCGGGATCTCCAACTCGCCTCAGGTGATGATGTCGCGGCTGATGTCCCAGCGGGGGCTCCAGCAGTGAGGCCTCGCCGCCGCCCTGCCGACCCGGAGCTTGAGCGCCAGCGCGCCGCCGTGCACGCCGAGATGGTCGCCCTGGGGATGCACGGCTCCTGGCCGGTGCTCCAGCAGGAGGTCATCAGGGAGAAGTCTCGGATCGAGCGCGCCGTCATCAACATGGCGCTGAACCCGGCGGGGCTCGACCAGCGCCGGATCGACTTCCTGCGCGGCTTCGTCCGGGGGATGGAGTGGATCGCAACGCTGCCCGACGACTCCGAGCGCTCCCTGGAGCGCTACCTCGCCGAGCAGGGAGTGCCAAGTAGAGAGGAGCAGGAGTGACGCCCGAGGACAAGGATCAGATCACCGATTCGATCATGGAGGCCTTCGACTCGATGGCCGAGGACGGCGCCGAGGAGGGCAACATCTCCGAGGGCAACCTCGACGCCGAGCCCGAGTCAGAAGCTGGCGATGACGAGCGCGGCGACGAAGCCGACAACGAGGAAGAGCAGGACGAACCCGAGCACGAGCAGGAAGTCGAGGAGGTTGAGGTCAGCGCCGAGGGAGACGGCGACGACGAAGCTGACGGCCCCCGCGAGCCCGAAGGCGAGGAGGAAGAGGGCGAGGACGAGGGCGAAGCTCAGGCCGCTGAGTATGCCCCCGATGTCCAGGCCTTCCTCGATCGGCACGAGGGCGATCTCGGGAAGGCGCTCCAGAGCGCCGCCGAGCAGTACCGCATGATCGGCGAGCGCAACCGCCAGCACGGCGAGATGACCCGGCGGCTAGCGCAGGTCGAGGCTGAGCTGGCGCAGGCGCAGGCCTTCCAGGCGCAGAGCGGGATGCTCTCCCCCGAGCAGGCCGAGTGGGTCGGGCAGGCGATCGAGTCGGAGCAGCCGGACGCCTTCATCCAGAGCGCCGTCCAGGCCGGGGAGTTCGATCTCGCCCGCGCCGTCTGCGATGCCTGGGGTGAGAACGGCGACGCCTACCAGGCGCTGCGTACCCGCCAGGCCGTCGATCAGGCTGAGTACCACGCCTACCAGGCGCAGCAGGCAGCACAGCCGCCACCACTGATCGCCCGCGACGACCTGCTGGGGATGATCGCCGAGCAGGTGCCGGACTTCCCGAGCTACGAGCCCGAGATGGTGGAGATCATCTCCCAGCTCGGTGACTCGCACCCGATGGTGGTCGCCGCCAAGTCGCAGGATCCCAACGAGGCGGCGATGGGATTGATCGACATCTACAAGGTTGCGCAGACGCGCAAGACGCGCGTCAGCGAGGCTCGCAAGGGCGTCGAAACGCAACAGCGCGAGCAAGGACTTGCGGCGCGCAAGCAGGCGAGAGTATCCTCCGCATCAAGCCGGACTTCCCACGAGGAGCCACCCCGGAACACCAAGATCGGTCCGGGCCTCACGTTGGAAGAGCTGGACGCGGCCTTCGCCGCAGAGTAGGCACCGGAGGGCCCCACCAGGGCCACCCCTCCAGCCGAAGGAAGAAGTCCCTTCGCACTGGAGGTTCAAAGCATGGCCGGGACCGTTGTCACTGGCTACGTCTCGACGGAGGAAGTCCTCGCCGACGAGCGCAAGATCGACATGGACGAGCGCATCAAGAAGGTGCGCCCGGACGACACGCAGTTCTACACGATGACCTCGCGCGTCTCGGCGCGGTCAGCCATCCGCGAGAAGGTCAACTGGATGGAGGAGGAGTACTTCCCGCGCATCGTCGCCACGGCGGGTGCGGAGACGGCCTCCGACACCGTGATCGACCTGGTGGCGACGCAGGGGAAGATCGTTCAGCCGAACGACATCCTCCGCAACATGCGCACCAACGAGGCGCTCCGCGTCGTCTCGGTGGCAACCGATGCGGTGACTGTGGCAACGCGCACGGGCGGCATCGCGATGAACGCTGCCGACCCGCTGCTCGTGGTTGCCGACGCGCAGCCGCAGGGCTCGGATCTGCCGGTGGCCCGCTACCTCGCGCGGGTGCTGGGCTACAACTACACCCAGATCAGCCGCACCCCCTGGACGTTCACGGGGACGCAGACGGCGATCGAGATGTACGGCGGCAAGGAGCCCGCCAAGGAGGCGGCACGCAAGGCCGTCGAGCACAAGCGCAAGATCGAGGCGACCGCCTTCTGGGGGACGCGCTCGTTCGTTGCCAGCTCGGCCTCCAACGGCGAGCCGCAGGGCACGGCCGGTGGGCTCAACGAGTTCATCGTCACCAACCGCAAGGACGCCAACGGGCCGCTCACCCCGGACATCCTCGGCAACCTGCTGACCGACACGATGAGCTACGGCAACGCGGACGACAAGGTGCTGTTCGTCTCGCCGCTGCTCGCCGGGCAGATCAGCAAGTGGGCCTGGACGGGGATGGGCTCCGCATGGGACGGCGGTGGCGACCGCTCGCGTGCCAAGTACGGCGTCCGGGTGGACGGCTTCCTCAACGGCACCTACGGCTACCAGGTGCCCGTCGTCGTCAAGAAGGAGTGGGCCGAGTTCCCCGTCGCCGGTAAGGGCTACGGCGGCTACGGCTTCATCGTGGACATGTCGCTGATCGAGCGGCGTCCGCTCCAGGGCCGAGACACCAAGCTCCTGACCGACCGGGCCCCGGCCGGGAAGGACGTGTACGCGGCCGAGTACATGACCGAGACCTCGTGGCAGATCGGCAACGAGAAGGCGCACGGAGTGATCTTCGGCGTGACGTGAGTCTCTCGGCTCCTGGCACTCGGCCGAGGGAATGCGGGGGCTCTCCGGGGCCCCCGCTCCAATACAGGAGGACGACCGAGTGATCTTCATCTCCAAGTACGGCAAGTACGAGTTGCAGTGCCGCCCCGAGGTCGCCGAGCAGTACGCGACCGGGATGGGCCGCGTCACCCAGGAGGCGCTCTACGCGACCTTCACCCCGGCCTCGATCGAGCCGCTGACCCAGCATCAGCGCGAGGAGGCGATCCATCGCTTCTATCTGACCGGCGGGCTGCCCCAGAACGTGGACGAGGCCACCCACGTCGAGCCCGACTACCGGATCGGCCGCTTCGACTCCCGCCTCGCCCAGATCCAGCACGGCTGGACGGACAACGAGCGCGAGCTGGTCGAGCAGGAGCTTCTGCGGCACTGCGACATCTACCCCGAGGCGCTGTTCCGCGTCGCCGAGGTCGAGAGCCCCGCCCCCTGGCCCGCCTACGACACCTTCAAGGGCACTCCGGCGCAGCTCGCCAAGAAGGTCTCCGAGGACGGCTACGACGTGCACGAGGTCATCGCCTACGAGATGGCGAACCAGAACCGCGACGCGGTGATCGCCGCGCTCGGGACGCTCGCCGCCGACCAGGAGGAGATTCTCAGCGAGAGCGACCTGGAGGTCGTCGGCTGATGGAGCGCTGGCGCAAGCCCCCGGTGATCCTCGGGATCGAGGAGGACCCCGGCTTCGTCACCGACGAGGAGGACGGACGCACCTTCGGCGGGCTCCGCATCACCACCGACGCGGAGACGACCGAGCGGATCCGCCTGGGCTACATCTGCGCCCGCTGCTTCCAGGTGCACGAGGAGCCCTACCCCGAGCAGTGCTCGCTGTGCCGCTTCCCGATGCGCTCCTCCCAGGGGGAGTGGTTCCGTCGCATGTTCCGAGGGGTCGAGGTTGTCGGCTCGCGCCTCTCTCTCAACGACGAGCTGGAACGACTCAAGGAGGAGATGCTGTGAGGTACGTCCGCATGATCCACTCGGTGGGCGAGTACGTCGCCGGGACCGAGGTCGAGCTACCCGACGAGGTAGCCGATCGCTTTGTCGTCCTGGGTTACGCCGAGGGCGAGCTGTCGCGTGAGTTCACCGACGAGGAGCGCGAGGCGCTCCGCGCCAACCGCCAGGAGGTCAGTGTCTGATGGCGTCCGCCCACTACAACCTCGCCCTACAGGAGTTCTGGAAGGGCACGCTCGGGGACATCACGGCCGGTGGCACCACGATCAAGTGTCGGCTGATGCGCGTCTCGGCCTACGTCTTCGCACAGGCCCATCAGTTCGCCTCGTCGCTGCCTGCGGCGATCGTCACCGACGCCACGCTCGGCTCCAAGACGGCCAACGGCGCAGGCTCCGATCCGGGTTGCCTCGACGCGGCCGACGCGACCTACGTCGCCGTCCCGGCGGGGGCTGCGATCGACTGCCTCGCGGTCTACAAGGACACGGGCTCACCGGCCACTTCACCGCTGCTGTTCTACATCGACGGCTTCACGGTGACCCCCAACGGTGGCGACATCACGATCCAGTGGGCTAACACCAACCCCTTCATCGCAAAGCTCTGAGGTAGCCCGTGGTCGTCCAGGGCGTAGCCTCGGCAGCGGCGACTAGCGTTGCGATTCCGGCGCATCAACCTGGCGACCTGATCTGCGTCTTCGTCCGGCGGGCGAGCAACACCTGGCCGACCGTGCCTACGGCGGGCGGCACCGTGCCGAGCTGGCTCCCGACCCAGTTCGGTGGGGCGAACACGCTCTCGATGGGCGGCTGGTACGCGGTTGCGACCGCCTCCAATCACACAACCGGGGCGTGGACGAACGCCGACCAGATCATCGTCCTAGTGCTACGCCCCGACGCGGGCAAGGTTCTGACCGTCAACGCTGGCGCAGCGGGAGTTACGTCGGGCAACAACACACAGACGATCATCTACCCAGCGTTGGTCTTGCAGAAGACGGACGGCACTTCCTGGGTTGTCCGTTGCGGCACACGCGGCGTAGCTGTCTCCACCGTCGCCACCGCGCCCACCAACTACACCAACCGGGCGGTGCAGCCAGCGGGCGCGTCGGCGCTGATCGCCGTTCACACGCGGGCGGGGGTGACCAGCAACCCGACCCAGGACACCGTCAGCACCACGGGCACCAACGCCGCCTACCGAGCGATCTCGTTTGAGGTACTGGAGGGCTTCTCGGCTCAGAGCGTGAGCGTCGGCGGCGTCTCCTCCCCCGCAGTGTTCGGGGCGGTCACCGCCCTCGTCGCGCAGACCGCCCAGGTCGGGAGCGTCTACCCGCCGGGGTATGCGCCCTCGATCACCGGGCTGGTGGTCTCCGGTGACGGGCATCTCGTCGGCGGCACGACCGCAGGCCAGTTCGGCGCGGTCGTCGCCAGCTTCGTTGCCCCCCAGACGAAGCCCGTTCCCGGCCTCTCCTCGGCGCAGGCCTTCGGTGTTCCGACCGTCAAGACGGCGATCACCCGCGCCCCCCTCGGCGTTAGCTCGGCGCAGGCGTTCGGCACACCGACACCGAAGACGGTCATCCGGGTCACGCCCGCTGGCGTCCCCTCCGCGCAGGCCTTCGGTCTCGTCCTCATGCAGCAGGGGGGCGGGAAGGTCAGCGTCCCCGGCGTCTTCTCGGCGCAGGCCTTTGGGACGCCCACCCCCAGGGTCTCCGCAGTCACGACGGCAGCCCCCGGCCTCTCTTCCGCGCAGGCCTTCGGAGCGCTGCGTTTCCTGCTCACTGCCTCGATCTCCGGGGTCGCAAGCGCCCAGGCCTTCGGCGAGGTCAGCACGGCGCAGCGCAGGCCGGTCGGGGGTGTCTCCAGCGCACAGCAGTTCGGTGTCCCCACCGGCAACCGCAGCTTTACCGTCCTCGGCGTCCCCTCGGCTCAGGCGTTCGGTGTTGTCAAGGGCCGCTATCTCATCCAGGCTCCGGGGCTCGCGAGCGCCCAGAACTTCGGTCTCGTCACGTCCAAGGCAGGCAGGGTCATCGTGGCGCTGGCCGGGCTCCCGAGCGAGCAGGCCTTCGGGATCCCGCTGGTGCGCGACGTGTGGATTCAGGAGCTGCCCTGCACGGACATGGCGCTGCTGCCCGCGAGCGAGCAGAGCCTGGTGCTCGTCCCCGACGCAGAGCAGGCGCTTGAGCTTGAGCCGCTGGTATGCAAGTGAGGAGGCCCGATGGCGTACACGCCGGTTACGTTCGTTGACGGGGTCACCCCACTCAACGCCGCCAACCTGAACCGCCTGGAGGACGGCGTCGAGGCCGTCACCCCTCTCGCGGAAGGGGCCATCCCCAAGTCGGTGCTGACCACCAAGGGCGATCTGCTCGCAGCGAGCGCCGCCGCGACCCCGGCCCGCGTCGGGGTCGGGACGACAGGACAGATTCTCACCGCCGACCCCGCGCAGGCAGCGGGGGTGAAGTGGGCCGCGCCGCCTGCTACGGGGGCGATCCCGGTCAAGATCGTCAGCCCCCGCTCCAGGGATCTCCAGGGCAACTCGTTCTTCGCCAATGCCGGGTTCACCAACATGGATCTCGGTCACTGGCAGTTCGTACAGGACGTGGAGGGGCGGATCTACGGCATCGCCCGCCTGAGCGGATCCATCTCCAGCGTCAACGTCAGGCTCTCGGTCACCGGAGACGGCGGGGTTGCACGCTGGGCCGTCAACTACCTCGCGGCCAAGGACGGCACCTCGATGAACTCCGCGCTCGCCGCCACCACCCCGGTGGATGTCTCGCTGACGGGAGGCGGGGTGTACCTCCAGAAGGACGCGCTCTTCGCCATCGCGGGCCTCAGCACCTTCACCGCGCTCTACCTGGAGATCGTCCACGACGGGGCGCACGCCAACGACACCTGCCCCGGAAACTCGATCCTGCTCGACGCCTCACTGGACCCGACCGGCTGATGGCAAAGCGGTTCGATAGCGGCGGGCTGCTGACGCCGGACACGGGCAACCCGTGGCGGTACATCTGCTTCTGCTGGGCGTACCTGACCTCCTACCCCAGCCCCGTCGGCAACCTGATGGAGAAGGGTTGGGCGAACGCAAGCGACCGCACCTTCGTCTGGGACGTAAACGGCTCGGGGCAACACACCATCAACACTCTGAACGGCGACACCGGCTACGGCTTTAGCACTCCCAACGCCCTGCCGCTCAACCAGTGGGTGGCGCTCCAGATGTGCATCGACAACGATGGGGCGTCACACCTGTGGACGAACGGGGCCTACCAAGGAGGGGTCGGGTGGCCCGCCGGTAGCGTCAACCAGAACACGTTTGGCATCGGGATCGGCCGACGCTACCGGGAGGGCGGCACCTACCCGTTCCCCGGCTACCTCGCCTGGTGCAGCTACTGGAACACGTCATCGGTGAACACGGGACTCCTCGCCGCCGGGGTCCTCCCGACCGATCCCCGAGTCGCCCCTCTTGACAACCTGTACTTCTGCTACCCGCCGTGGGGCACCGCGCCCCCCGAGGCGAGCCTCGCCAAGTACCCAGGGTGGAACGCTTCCAACTTCACCGGCCCCGTCCCCAACGCACCGACAAGCCCGCCCCTCTTGAACCCCTACCCCGCCCTCTAGAAGGAGGAGAGATGGCAGACACTGCCAGCAACGCCGTACAGAAAGAGAAGGAAGCGGATCTCGGGAAGCGCGAGCTGACCGCCGCCGAGAAGAAGAGGCGCGAGGCCTCGCACGAGCAGGCCCCGCCCACCCCCGAGGCGACCCCGGCGATCGGCTCGGTCAACGCCGCCTACGCGGATGGCTTCCCGAACTGGTCGGATCCCCCGGAGCTGGTCGATGGGGAGATCGAGGTCGAGGGCTCGATCGCCCAGCCCAAGCGCGAGGACTGGGAGAAGAAGCAGAAGGAGATCCGCGACGAGGAGCGCGAGCGGGTCGCCAAGGCGATCGAGGAGAACAACCAGAAGGCCGAAGACCTCGCCGCCTACGACAAGGAGCAGAAGCGGAAGGTGGTGACATGAGCCCCACCGAGAC